GTCAACTCGCAGAGTTGCAAGAAGATCCTCGCGTAGCAGACGCTTTGCGTCAGCGTTACGCTCCAGATAAAAATTGGACTAAGGGGTAAACTACCCCTTTCGTCTTTCCAGTTGTTTTTGCATATCTTGTTCTAAGAAAGCCTGAATATCAAGGTACTCATTCACTTTAAGTAAGTATTCCAAGTCTTGTGATTCTAAAGACATGGCAGTTTCACCGCCTTCCTTCACAGCCCTTAAAAATAAAACTTCGATTGGTGTTAAACTAGATGTTCTCTCTATGTGTTGGAGAGCCTGTTTTGTCGGTCTTATACCGCCATTTGATGTAGAGGAACCATCACTTGGAACAGGCTGGTAAAACCCTTACCCTCGATCATACACCCATAATGTTGCTTCAATACGTTGGCTGTCAACTGAAGTAACTCATCAATGTTCTCAAGGTCAGTATCAATATTTAACGCTTTATCTGTACTCTTAGACCAAACATCTTGTAAAATTAAAGAGAACAACTCTGTAATGTCTTGTTCTTCTAATTGCTCGAACAACATCATCATAGCTGTAGGGATAGCTGATTGGATATTTTCACCACCAGCGATAAGGAAAGAGATAGGTACGGCAAATGCTTTACCGATCTTAGGAAGGTTCTTAGCAGCTTTCATTGGCGACCAAGAAGCAGAGATATAGGCTTTACCACCTACATTGAAGATTTCTTTTTTACGTTCTAAATTTGTTGTCATGTTTGTTTACTCTGTTTATATGTCATGCTGTTTATACTAAAACAATGCCACATCCTTGTGGCATACATGACAAACTTTATGTTAGAATGATGGTAAATTAATACCAAGGATGTTACCAAGATTCTTAGCAGCAGCCCAAGACTCGTTAGTCTTAGGTAACACATCAGCTAAGTGCAGAACCCATTGCAGTTCACCAGTTTCTTGAGCAATAGATACACTAGGTACTTGCTCTAACCAGCATGTAGTTTCAATAGACAAACCTGATGGATCGCGGAAACTAAATGGTGCAATTGGTAATACAGTAGAACTAAAACCATTCTGGTAACTTTCAGCCCAAGTATACAGAACTTTGTTGAATGGGCTAGTGTGTTGCAGAGTGATTGTAGCAGTACCATCACGCATTGGATTGATGTTAACAGTCATATCACGACCATCTAAACCACGAGTGGTGCTAGTTGTTTGGTCTGCTTTACTGAACTCAATCATTGAGCCTTCAGCCCAACCGTATACTTCTTCACCGCCAATAGTGGTAGTAGTTTTACGTGGGTCATATACCCAAGTATGATTAGAAGCCATTAATTATCTCCTTATACTGTTACGTATGCACGTACAATAACTTTATGTACAGCACTAGAATATGGAACTTCGACAACAAGATTCGGGAGAATACGGTTCATACGATCCGCTTCTAAAATCTCACTACGTTCTGGTGTACGTACAATAGCTTCACTATCTAAAGAGATAGCACCGTTAGCACGACCAACTTCAATTACCCGACGACAAGCTTGACGGATCTTAGAGAAACCAGCTTCATCGTATGATACCTTGCGACCTAAATCAGATTCACGTTTCAGTAAACCGTATAGTTCTTCAGATACACGAGCTTTCAACCAATCTGCGAATACGATAGTATCAAAGAATTGACCTGAAGCTACTTTAGAATTGAACACTGAATTTACACCAGCGATAGGCATGTAGTAAGCTACGTTCTTAGCTTCACATGAACTGCGTTGAGTAGCGTTTAAGCTGTCAACAGTAACACCCACCATTGTCTTATCTTCTAACGTAGAAGTACCAGCAGAGATAGCAGCCATAGCACCTACAACACCACCTTCAGCATAGCTAGAGTCCGCCGTTGCATTATAAATGGTCAATACGTGGTTATATGAAGCATCTTGTAACGTACTGCCGATGTCAGTAGTAGTGGCTGGAACTAACACACCAGCTTGTTGTGTAGCATGCACATACATCTTATCTAGTGATTCAGAGAATGCAGCTAAAGCAGCTACGTTCACATCAGAGTGAGAACTACAACCAACATAGTAAGCTGTGTCATCAACATTAAACAAGTCAGTTAATGCTTGTACTGGAGTTTTTACTGTAGCAACACCCGTGCTACCGAATTTAACTACATACAGTTTGTTAGCTCGGAAATTACCACCGAATACTAAACTAGCATACTTATATGCTGCTGAAGTAGTTAAGAAACCATCAGTAACTAATTCTTTCACTGAGGTATAAATTTTATAATCTTGTGCAAATGCAGCGTC